GCCGCACGGCTCGACCGATCCGATGTCGAACCGCTCCCGCACCGGCAACTTCACACTGCAGGAGAAGGCCGATGCGATCCGGGACGGACGGCGGCTATCGCTCGATTACGTGCAGTTAAACCAATCCCTCGACTGCCACGCCGATAACGCCCCGATGCGGGCCATCAACCCGCAGGACGTGCCGCGTCCGCAGTTCAAGCCGGTAGAGACGCCGGAGCAAATTGAGAAGCGGCGCGAGCGGGAAGATGAAGAACGCAAGAAACGCGCTGAAGCGGGGCACGGCGAGCACGTCGAACACACCAGCGCGAAAGCAAAGAACGACAAGAGCAAATAACCGATTAGGCACGCGAGGAAGGACAGACATACACTATGGCGACCACCGTTCAGGAATTCGTCAATTCCACTCTGCGCCTGATTCGCGTGCTTGACTCGGGCGAGACGCCAACCGCGACAGAATCGGATAACGCGCTCACCGCTTTGAACCAACTCATTGGGAGCTGGTCGGCTGCGGGTGTGCCGATCTACCAGGAGAGTAAGGACACGATAGCGCTTACCGGCGCATCCGTCTATCCGCTCTCCTTTCGTCCCATGAGGATCACCGCGGCACAGGTCAGCTATTCGGGCATCACCTTCCCGGTGGCCATAGTGCCATCGCAGCAGTGGATACTCCCGAAGGACAGGACGGCTACCTCGAAGTTCGCCAAAGAGTTGTACTACGACGGCACCTTCCCAACGGGGAATGTGTACCTCTGGCCAATTGTGCAAGCCGGCTCGTCGCTCGAGTTGTTTTCGCTGAAGCCGCTCGCGCAGTTCGCATCACTAGGCGATACGATCAACCTGCCGTCGGGTTATGAGCAGGCGTTGCGCTATGGCTTAGCCGGCGTGCTGGCGCCGGAGTACGGATCGGCGTTACCCGCGGAATACCAGCAGCAGGCGGCGCAGGCTACATCAGCGATAGCTGCAATGAACACCGCCACGCTCGGACAGGGAGCACCGCCGTCCGCAGTACCCGCAGCCTCGTAAACAATTCGCTTTAGCGCAAAAGGACAACTCGATGACTACAACGAACGGGGACAACTGCGTCTCCTTGATGCAAGCAACCCTGGTGCGTCCGATTGCGCGGTATCCCTCAAGCGTTGCCTACGACACGGCGCTGAAGGTTGCTGCGAACCGCGTGCAGACCACACTGCGTGGAAGCATCGGCTCGGGCGATACCATCATCACGGTCGGCGATGCTTCGCGCCTGGTGCCGGATATGCTGCTCTCGATAGACAGCGAGATCCTCAGCATTACCTCCATCAGCGGTAATAACCTTACCGTGGTTCGCGGCTTCGATGGAACCTTCGCGTCATCACACGCCTCGGGCAGCACGCTTTTAACGAACATTGACGCGTGGCACCATAACGCGCTCGCCGCGGAGATCACCGCTATCGAGACAGCGCTGGGACCGAACCTGTCGAATATCTCGAGTGACGGCAGCGGGATCATCTCGACCAAGTACATCTGGTCGCAATCCCCGGGAGTGAACCTGACGCCGGGAGTCAACGTGATTACGCTCGCCCCCGTGCCGAAGGGAATCAACGGAACCAATACCAATCACTACCTGGCGATTGCCGGCGGCACCGGAGCCGCAGAGGTCGTTCTGATCACCGGAGGTTCGGCGGTATCGGGCGCGGCCTCGGGCACGCTGGCGTTCAGTTGCGCCAATAGTCATACAGGGGCCTGGACGATAGGGACGGCGACGGCGGGCATTCAGGAAGCCGTGAACAGCCTTGATGCGTCGGGCGGGTATATCCGGGTGCCCGCGGGAACCCACACGCTTCTGGCCCCGGTAGCGATTCAGAAAGACAGTGTCACGATTTCCGGTGACGGGTTCTATACGACCAAGGTAGTCACCAGCTACAAAGCGGGCGCCCTGTTCAACTTCGATGGGTCGGCCAATGGTTCGTCGCACCTCGGCACCGGCAACACGTTGCAATACATGACCATCTCCGGACCCGGAGACGCGGCGGCCACCAACTACGCGGTGCGGGTTCACGCCCAGATCCGGTTCTGGTGCCGTTACCTGAACGTGTCGCTGGTGGCGAACGGCTTCCTGGTAACCGACAGCCCCGCGGGGGACAGCATCTTCTTCGAGTTCTGCTGGGTGGGGTTCTTCAACGGCAACGGCTGGAACATCCTCGGCACCAATGCGCAGGGCCTTACCAAATGCCACACCGTTACCGGGGCGGCGGCCGGATCAGTCGGGATTCGAGTTCAAAAGACAGGCGACCTCCGAATTGCCGGGTGCAGTGTTTTCGACTGCGATGTCGGCGTGTGGGTCACCCCGCAGGCGGGAGAGACGGCCGCGCATATCTGGATCGACTCGACCGTGATCGATTACTGCCGGTCCGGGGCCCTGCGGCTGTATGCACAGGCGTCGGGAGCGATTCTTGCGGATGTCGGGCTCGTCAACAGCTACACGGCCTTTACGCAGTCCGGACACGCCATCGACATACAAGCTTCAAGCGGCGGCCGCATCGAGAGCCTATCGTTCATTGGCAACCGGGCTCCGTTAAACGCACAGCACGGAGTGCTGATCGTCGCCTCTTCGACAATCGCCAATATCACCATCGACGGTTGCTCTTTTACCGATACCGGCTACTCGAACATCGATACCTATGACGGGATTTTTATAATTGCCGCGGTCGCAAACAGTCCGAGCGGGTTGACGATCACGAATAACTTTTTCGGAATCACTGGCGGCCAGCCGTACCGGATGCGTGCCGGTATCAACCTCGGCTATAACAGCGGGTTTTCGGGACCATATGACAACCTGGTAATCACCGGGAACCGTATCAGCGGGTGCTCCACCTCAGCCGGTGGCGTCGTGATGACGATTATCGGCCCTGGCGCGATTGCGGGCGGCGGCCGGAACTTCGTGATCCGGGACAACGTCCCCGACTCGGGCACGCTCTATAAAGTCACCGACATGGGTGGCGGACTGTTCCTGCTCGACGACACGGCAGGATGCATGTTTGCAGTGACCGGAACCGTGGCGGTAACGGCGATCCAGCCGGTCTGGAAAGGCCGGGAGATCTACCTGATCAAGACGGATGCGACGGGGGCGAAGGCGTTCAATGCGGGCGCGGGCGGGGCGACCGGGTTCCGGAATACTGTCAGCCTCGCGAACGGGGAAACACTGCACGCTATCCATGACGGCACGTTATGGAATCTGGTGAAGTAGAGCCTTGCGAAACACCAGCATTATCGAGGTCCACTGGACTTCGCCGTCATTCAGGACGACGTGCCGGCGGCGGCGATCGGCACCGTTCGGCAGGACGATCGAATCGATCAAGTACTCGACAGGCAAGGTGTCCCAGTCAATCTCCGAGACTAGCTCGAGGCGACTGCTTGCACGGACCAGATAACGGTCGATCTCCTCGCGCGTGAAGTATTCGGCATTCCGGTATTCGGGCAGGAGCAGGTATTCGGTGGCGATAGCGATGATGCCGCCCGGGCGTGTGACCCGCGCCATCTCGCGGACAGACTGACAGGCGGCATCGTGCCCTCCGAAATGCTCAATACTCGACAGGCTCCAGCAGAAGTCGAAGGAGTCATCCTCGAACTCAAGGTCCGTTCCGCTGCCGTTGACAAAGCGAATGCGCGAGAAGTCCATAGATTTCGGGCACCACCGCTCCGGATGCGTGACGACTTCGGCAGTGGCTTCCTTGCCAACGCTGCCAGACCAACCCTCATTGCCGTAGAGGTCTACAGCCGTGACGTTTTGGATGCGGTCCCCCAGATAGAAGATGACCGGCTCTCTCCCGGCCCCTACGCCCAGGCCCGAAGCGGAAGGGGTGATGGCTCCCAACGTGTCGAGCGCATAGATGCATTGGGTCCACTCCCAGCCCTTACGGTAGACGTGCCCTCCGTTGGTGTGCCGGAAGACGTGTTTATCGACCGAGTACGGCTCGAGGGCCTGATGGTGCCTGATCCATTCGGGATCGTCGTAACGGGCGGGATTACAGACTTCGCAGAGTGATAACAATGTCTCAATTCAATACTAGCCTCTGGAACTCCACCATCTGGGGCGGTTCAGGCGGCAGCGGAACAGGCAGCGTTACCGCACGCCGTCTGATCTACGACGCCTACCGCGCCTTAGGTGTATTGCGTCCCGGCCAGCAGACCAGCCCGGAAGGGCATGAAGACGCATTCGGCTTACTCAACGACATGGTCGATTCCTGGAATACGGAATCGCTGATGATCCCCGCCTTGCAGCGCGGTGTGTATCCGCTGACCGCAGGCGTGGGCTCCTACACATTGGGACCTGGCGGGACGCTGAGCGGCGACAGACCGCAGCGGGTCATGAGCGCAGCATTGGTGGCGTGTGATTGCGGGTGCGGATGCGCGGACGGCAACTGCCATCAGTTGGTCCTGCGATCCGGGTGGCTGGACTGCGGCTGTAACTGCGGCATCCACATCGACCGGGCTTATCCGGATGTTAATGTCCGCATCAACCCCGCACCGTCTGACGGCCAGTCGCTGGCATTGCAAAGCTGGGCTACGCTCTCCGGGTTTGCGGATCTCGATTCGCAGTACGGCTTTCCTCCCGGCTATGCGCTGGCACTGAGATGGGGTTTGGCGTTTGAGTTGGCACCGTACGCGTCCATCATGCAGAAGATCCCGAACGTGCTGTTAGCGAATATTCAGGAACGAGCGATCTCAAGTAAAGCCGCAGTGAAGAGTTTTAACTCGTCGCCGATCCCCGAGATGGATTCCGGATTCGGTGGCTGCGGCTACGATATTTGTTCGGACAGTTACTGCTGATCCTGTAGCTCCTCTTCGTCGTCGTCGTCGTAATCGTCTGCGTACAACGTCATCTGGCGGCTGCGGGCCTTATCTTCAAAAGAAGGCTCCACCTTAATCCAGTGGGCCTCGCGGAGTATTTCCGACAGATGGGAGCATTCGTCCTGGAACGGGAAGTCTTCCTGAGCTCGCAAACCCAGACAATAATTCGTCAGGTTGTCTAGTTCGACGCTTAGATTCCGCACGAGCGCGGCAGTCGGTCTGTGCTCGATTAGCGCATTCACCAGTTCGTGAGCATAGCCCAAGGCGTCAAACATATCCGCAAGAGCGAATAGATGCAGTGTTATTTTTGCCACGGTTCCCGATCATAATCCAATAATCCAATGAGCAACTGCGTACCGATTCCCGGACCTCCGGGGCCTCCCGGACCCACCGGCCCGCAAGGCATACCCGGCACTCCGGGCGGCCCTCCTGGACCCGCTGGGCCTCCCGGCGCGGCTAGCACCGTCCCTGGGCCGGCCGGAGCCACGGGACCGGCTGGAGCCACCGGACCTGCGGGAGCAACGGGGCCCGCTGGAGCGGCCGGCGCGACCGGACCGGCCGGAGCAGCGGGACCCGCCGGCCCCACCGCAACGATTCAGGACGAGGGCAGCGCATTACCGGCTCGAGCGGCGCTCAACTTTATTGGTTCCTCCGTCACAGCCGCCGACGACGGTGCGAATAATCGCACAAACATCACGATATCGGGCGGCGCAACGTCAACTATCGCCACGCTTACGGTGGCCGCATTCGATGCGGCTACGGCAACCGGCACGGTGCGCGGCGGCTACGATGCCGTCTATCTGTCGGATGGGCACTATACCTGTGTGTGGGATGGCGCGGCATGGCAGTATTATTTCGGAAGCCGCAGGGTTTACCGGCCCGTGAACAGTGCGTACGCCTGGATTAACCAGAGCACGTCAAGCGTGAATGCATCGAGCGGCGGCATCTACATGCTGCAGCCGTTCGGGGCAACGCAATATCTTGCCATCCGCAAGAAGGCCGCACCGGCAGCGCCGTACACGCTTACCGCGCTGATGATTCCGAATCCCTATCAAATAGGGAACCTGGGAGTCGGCTTGTGCCTGGGAAACGGAACCGCACAGGTGACTTACGCAATTACCGTGTCCCCATCGCTGATTATTAACGCGGTAATCGAGAAATGGTCTAACGCATCGACGTATAGCGCCCTGTATACCAACTTCAACTTCAACAACTTCCCGTACGGCGCGCCTGTGTATCTGCGGGTGACGGATGATGGAGTCAACCGGAAATTCTCGCTCTCCTTCGATGGATTTAACTTTCGCGAGTACCACTCGGTGAGCCGCACTGATTTCCTGACCGCGACCGAGATCGGATTTTTTGCGAAAGCGCAGAACCCTTCACAAGATGCCGGCGTAATGCTTGTGTCCTGGCAGGAGAGTTAAGCTATGCCAATCTCGCCATTCAACCTTTGCGGCGAAACCAGCGCCACTCGCGACTCGCTTTGGTCAGCGGCACGTAGCGTGAACTGGTTCCCCATCGTCGACACATCCGGGACCGCGCAATCCAAAGTCGAGCTCGCCCCGATCCCGGGTCTGCAGGTCTTCACAACGCTAACGAATCCGCCTATCCGGGGGTTATGGGCTGGTGACAATCGTCTGTTTGCCGTGGCACAGGGAGGTTTATTTGAAATAGCGGCGAGCGGTGCAGCAACAGCTATCACCGGAGGTGTGCTCAGCGCGGCAACTCCGGTGCAGTTCGCGGGCGGGGGTAACGAGTTGCTCATCGCCAGCGGCGATCAGATCTGGTATGCGACCGGTGGCGTCAGCCACAAGACCTACGACGGCGCGATCTCGGTTGTGTATCTGGATGGCTACTACATTATTCTCTGGGTGGACGGGAAGACGATCCAACTCTCAACGGACGGACTGACATGGAACCCGCTCGACGTGGGGCAATCGCAGGCGATGCCTGATCGGCTTGTCAGACTCGAGGCGCACGAGGGGCACCTGTGGATCTTCGGGCAGCGCTCGGTTCGCGTCTGGTACGACAGCGGAAACGCCGACTTCCCGTTTGCACCGATCGATGGCGCGTTGATCGACCAGGGCACAATGGCCCCCTGGAGTGTCACGAAGATCGACCGCCGGCTGTACTGGCTGGGCATGGACCAGTACGGCTACGGACGAGTATTTCGCACCGAAGGCTATACGCCGGTTCCGATTAGTAATCAGGCGATCGAGTACCTGATCAAGACCTACCTCGACCTGGGTACCGATCAGTGTATTACCGGCTCGGGATATACCGAGAACGGACACACGTTCTATGTGCTGAGCTTCCCGAAGGCAAAAGCGTGTTTGGTGTATAACCTCTCAACCAACATGTGGCACGAGCGGGCAAGGTGGAATGCGGATCACTGGGAGCAGTGGCGCGGTAGCGGGTTTCATGCGTTCTGTTTCAACAAACACCTGGTGGCGCGCACTTCCGAAGCGCCGTTCCCGGATGGCGACCACACGAAGATCTACGAGCAGGGCGTTCATCTGTACGGTGACGACGGCAATCGCATCCGCCGGTATCGCGCCGCGCCTTACACGCAGGCGGATCAGCAGTGGCTGTTCCACCATTACCTGCGCCTGCTGACCAGCGGTAACAGCGCGGTGACGATGCGCTATCTCGGGGACGACGGTACAACGTGGTCGCAGGAACGTACCGTCGCACCCCTCCGGCACGAGATCAAGTACCGCCGGCTGGGCCGGGCACGGGACCGGATGTATGAACTGTACCTGCTTGATTCGCTGACGGGGGCGCAGGGGATCATCGAGGGTTACCTGCACCTGGCCGATCCTCCACAAGCCGCAGCAACAATAGCACGTTAGCCTTATGCGTAAATTCGGTGGAATGACTCGCGCCGAGCGGTTTTCTGCGGCGACAGACCAGATCTCTCCGCTGCCGATTCCGCTCCCGCTGCAAAACGAAGTGGTGGACGAGCGCCGCCTGCTGACCGTGCCGTGGGTCAGCTTGTTTCAGTGGATTCTGAATATCGGCACCCGAACGTATCTCGAGGGGACGCACGCGGACCGGATCGATGACAAGAACGACCCCGCGCAATACCGCCCCGGCACCTGGTTCTACGAGACGGACCGCACCGTGCTCTATCAGGTGCGGATCGTCAGTAGTGAACCACGCTGGGTTTACGTGGCGGGCACGATGCGGGGCCTGGCGGTGACGGACAAGCCCACGGACCTCGGCGCCTATGACACCGGCTTCCTGTTTTACGCAGCCGATTACGCGCACACCTGGCGTTGGACCGGCAGCACCTGGCAGTACGCGCCGGGGGATCGGGCCAGCGGCGAGATTGCGTGGTTCACGGTAGACCCCGGCACCGGCTGGGCGCTGTGCAACGGCACGTCTACCTTCCGGACGCTCGGCAATGCCACCACGTCTGCGATCACCACGCCGAACCTGATCACGGCGTATGCCAAAGGCGCGGCCGCGTACTCGCCAACGGTAGTGCCGGCAAGCGGATCGGTGAGCGGAGGAACAACGGACCCGGAATCGGCGCATACGCATAGCATCGACCCGCCAAGCACCAGCACGGGCCCGCCAAACGTGGGTGGCGTATACCCGGCTACCGTGGGCGGGCCGGCGGGCTTTACCGGCAGCGCTCACTATCACGATGTCGATATCCCGGCGTTTGGATCGGGTGCAGGCTCGGCGCACTCGCACACATTAGGGGCGCTGTCGATCACGGCTGTCGAGCCGAAACACGTCGATTTGATGCCGTATTTGCGGCAGTAACGCGCTAAAGCGAAGACGTATTACTACATTTGTAGTTGGAGGAATTATGGGCGGTTGGGCACAAGTTATCGGGACGGGAACCAAGCTCTTAGGCAACATTATCGGCGGGTCGCAAGCGAGAGGCGGCGTCAAGCGCGCAGGAACCATACTGACCGATGCCGCCAATCGCGAAGCGCAGAACGCGCTACTGATGCCGGAAACGATCAACCCCGGAATCGCCGACGCCTACCAGAAGGCGCAGGGATATGTTGGGGACGTCTACAACCGCTCGGGAGATGACCTGATCGGAGCGGGACGGACAGCTAACGAATACCTCAACCCGTACATCGACGCCGGCGGCAATGCGCTTACGACTCTGAGCAGCCTCGCGCAGGCCCCGGAAGAGCGCTTTACGGGGACGAACCTCGAAATGGACCCCGGCTATGCGTTTCGTCAGGCGGAGGGCCTGAAGGCCTTGGAACGCAGCGCAGCGGCCCGCGGGATCGGGCAGACGGGCGGGACGCTGAAAGCGTTGACCCGCTACGGGCAGGACATGGCCTCGCAGGAATATCAGAATGCCTTCCAGCGCAGCCTCGACTCCTTCAAAACGAACCAGGCCGGAAGACAGCAGCGATTCTCCAATCTCAGTGGTTTGATGCAGACCGGCTACGGCGCATCGGGCGCCGCTGGTCAGAACCTCATCGGAGCTCAGCAGACCGCAGGCGGATGGCGCAACACCGCGGCACAACTTCAGGGCGGATATGGAATCGACTCCGCGACGGGGCAGGGCAACGTTGCCATGAAGTACGCCGACTTGGCGCAAAAACTACGGCTCGGCGGCGATCAGTCTACAGCCAATTCCATCCTCGCCGCGAGCGGGATCACGGGGGATATGTGGAGCGGGGCGGCTACATCGCTAGGCGACCTCATCAGCTCGAATCCGTTCGCTAGGAAGAAGACGCCGGCATATAGCAGCAGCAGCGGCGGTGGGTGGGGCGGAGCCGATTAATTATGGACCCCTCAGTACTCCTCAAATCGACCTGGCGCCCGCAGTGGCCCGATCCGGTCGAGGATCGCAAGAAGCTGCTGACCCTCCGCGACCTGATGGACCAGAGACGCATCCGGGAGCAGCAATACCAGATGCATCAGCTTGCGATGCAGAAATCGCAGCAGGAGATGGCGGATGAGCAGCGGACACGGCAGATCTTGTCTACGAGTCAGATTCCCGAGCACGCCTCGCTGACGGACCTGACCAAACTGGGCCTCGACTTCGACACCTCGGTGAAGATCCTCAACAACCAGCGTCTGCTCGGCACGGCAACGGCAACGCAGAAGACAGCGGAACTCACCCAGCAGAAAGCGGAAGCCGATCTGGCGAAGAGGAAACAGCAGGATATCGCCGATGCGTATTACGGTATCCGCGGACGGCCGGTAGCAGGGGCATCGGGCCAGCCAACGCTTCAACCAGCAACCGATGAAGCCATCATGATGGACCTGCTAAAACCGGAAGGTCAACGCTTAGGCTTGGGCAAGATCGGGCAAGAAACGCCGCTGGCGCTTACGGAGCCGCAATTCCAGGCGAAGTATTCCGAAGCTTATACGCCGGTACAAACGCAGGCGCTATTGAAAGGCGAGGCAGACGCAAGGGCAGCGGCGGCTAAAGAAGACGACGAGCAGTTCAAGCGGGTGTATCCGCTGCTTGCCAGTGCGAGCGATCAGGAAGCCTGGACGAAGGCGATTAAGGCCGCGCCGATTCAGTATCAGCCGATGTTCCCTCCGCGGTTCAGCACCGAAAACAAGCAGCGTGCGTTGTCGATGTGGGTTCCGGCAGGAGAACAGGCAAGGCTGGGGGCACTCGATGATCCCGAGAAGATTCTGGTTCGCATGAATGATCCGGCAACGCCGGCAGCGGAGATTCCTCGCCTCAAGGAACTATACAACCAGATGGTCGCTTATCATCTGGCGATACGTCCCGGAACAGGCGGGGCAGATATAAGCGGCATCGTGGAAGCTGTAAAGAAAAA